TTAAGTTACCTGCTGCTATATTAACTTCACCAGTACCTTTTGGTGTAATGTCTATATCAATATTAGAGTCATCACCCATAGCTCCAACAACAACTGCACCACCTGTTGCTGCGTTAGTTATCTCTATTGCGTTTACAGCAGAACTCGCAGTCTGTAATACTACAGCTTCATTACCGTTTGCATCAGCAATAAAACCACCATCAACTATTTTGGGTGCTGTCAAGGTTTTATTTGATAATGTCTTAGTGCTACCTGCATAGTAAGTATCCAGTAGGTCTACATCAAAGTACTTCATAGCTGTAGCACTATTGTCATACATTAATATAGCATCGTTATTAGCTATAGCAGTACTGGTATCTATACTAATAGCTGAAGCATCTGCTACAGTATTTAATTCTGCACCTGTAGCATTCAAACCTGATACATTTTTATTAGAATCTACATATGCTTTAACAGACTGTTGAGTAGGAATAAGTGTAGCACTGTTGGAAGTCATATCATCTTCATCAACAAATGCTGTTGCTGTTATAGTACCATCAGTAATTGATCCAAAAGATATTGTTCCTGTTGTTGTAATATTAGATGATCCATTATCAATCGCACCGAACCCTGAAGTAATACTGCCACTATTTAATGCACCTACTGTAGTAGCAGCAGTAGTTACCAGGTTTGGCATTGCAGTTATTTCATCATCTAAATAGGCAGCTAAAGTCTGCACAGTAGCTTGTCGCATTGTACCAGCATCGTTGATAATTAAGCCATCACCATCTGCGATTGCTGTTGTTCCTACTGTACTGCCACCATCCATTAAGTTTAATTCAGTAGTTGTAGCTGTTACTCCATCCATTATGTTTAGTTCTGCTGTAGAAGCAGTAACACCGTCCATAATATTTAATTCAGCAGGAGTTGCACTAATTGCAGTAGTAGTTACAGTATCTAATACAGGAATATAACCACCTTGGTTAATTAGGTATTGTGTATGATCAGATGTAGGATCAACAATTGATAATGTAGTTTCATTTGCATCAGCAGTAGCACCTTCAAATACGATTGCATTAGCTGCATTCATTGTAACAGTATCTACTACTGTCTGTGTTCCACTAACTGTTAAATTACCTGAGACAGTTAAGTTGTCACCTATAGTTACCTCAGAAGTACCATGTCCTATTGTTATTGCAGTACCAGATACGCCTGTACCGATAGATACTGACTCACTGCTATTAGCTGTATCAACAATAAGATAAGCATCTGATCCTTGTTTAATTGTAAATGCAGTTGCTGAGTTATCTGTTACTGCTACATTAATATCAGTATCATCAGCAGATATAGAATCAAGAGCAATATCGCCTACATTAGTTATATTACCGTCACCTACGCTAAGTGCAGTAGCAGTAACAGAAGAGTTAAATGTAGCTGCTCCTGCTTCTGACATATCTAGTGTTAATGCAGTAATACCTGATCCACCGTCATTACCTTGAAAGATTATATCTTTATCGCTTACAAGTGATTTGATTGTCAGGTTGTCGCTGTCCATACTAACATGACCAACATTAGTACTTCCATCTTTAAATATAACTTCTTCACCTGCTGCATCAAGTAAAATATCCCCTGCACCATCTAATGTCATATCACCAGAGGATAATGCTATAGTTGTACCATCAATATTAAAATTATCTATATCAATACCAGCATCAGCAGTAATCTTACCAGTAACACCTAACGTACTGCTCATATCTACAGCACCGTTTATATCTATTGTAGTACCGTTTATTTCTACTTCACTATCCGATACAAGATCCAGTACGCCATCAGCAGATTGATGTATGTAAGTACCACTGTCTCCAAATTGTAGTTGATTGGTACTGTTTAATAGTACACCAGTATCTGCTACATGAGTTAATGTAACATCCTGATCATCACCTAAACCAATTACAGCACCATCAGCAAGATAAAGATCACTAAATTCTAAGGAGGTTGTACCTAGCGCAGCACCGTCAGAAGCATCTGGAACAAATGCAGTTGTAGCAGTTATTGTTGTTCCTTGAACGGTACTAGATCCAGTAAGCGCACCAGTAACAGCTAATGTACCAGCAATAGTAGCATTTTCATCAATGTCAAGTGTATCTATATGTGCAGTACCATCTAAATACAAATCTTTAAATTCATTTGATGCTCCACCTAAATCTATATCATTATCTGTTATAGGCAGAATAGATCCATCTTGAATACGAACTTGTTGAACAGAAGAAGAACTAACTTCTGTATAAAATTCTAAATGATTATTAGAAGTATCTACAAGTATTTTGTTATTCTGATCAGCATCTCCTATACGATCTATAGGCGGTCCTTCTGCTGCCGTACCGTCATGTGAGTGACCTGTAGATTCGTTAAAGGCTGCTAGTACTTGGTTTAATTCTGCATTAAGCGGTGCTGCTGATATAACCTCACCACTAACTATCTGCGCTGTTGATTGTCTGGTGTATCCTGCCATTATCTGTATCCTGCATCCTGATAAGTTATAGAAAACCCACTAATACTGTAGGGAGATTGGGTTCCTGTTGATGTTATAACTAATGAGATCGCCCTACCCGATCCTTGAATATTTGATTCTAATACTGGACTAGAAGAACCGTCAAAGGTAAAAGTAGAATCATAAGTAGATCCTGTTGTCGTATATCTTGCTAATGCTCCTGCTGTTGTTAATGAATATGTACTTGGATCTGGAACATTAGGATCATCCCAATCATAGGCTATACCTAAGTTAATTGTAGACGATCCTTCTGGTCTGGTAAATAATGAAATATGCTGATATATTTTGCGTTTTTCGGTAGAATCGAAATATAAAAAAGGCGTTGCGTAAACAGAAACAACATCAGCAGTATTAAATGTACTTCCACTTTCCTGCTTAAATACTTCACCACTTGCGTCACCATGAAGAACATACTCAACATTATCTATTAATCCACTTGTTGCTACAAATGCTCTTATACCTAATAATTCTCCAAACTCCCAACCAATTCTTCTATCTGCAAATCTAAGACCTCCTATTATTCCTGCTGTATCAGCAGCTGAAGTCGTTGTCTTAGGAAAGAAATAACGAAACTGTGATTTATTTCTAATAACAACCGAAGACATATTACTTAAATCGTGAGTACTAGGTAATGCTTGTAGTAATTGTTGTACTGGTTTAGATACCGTTTCAAGCTCTACGTCACCAATTCTAGCAGTACCTTGAATAGGACGAATACCATCTGATGCTAGAAATAATACGTCACCACCTATTTCTATTATACTGTCTGTTGCAATACATCCAATATTATCTGTTACTTCTGCAAGAGCAAAATCTGACGCAGAAGAACCTGTTAATTTTTTTATTTTATCTTTACCAAAAACATATAAAGCATCTCTAAACTTTGCAAGACCTGTTATATTAAAACCAACATTAATAGTTCCAGAACCACTAGCAGATCTAAATCTATTATCTGTATTTGGTTCACTATAAAGTAATTTATTTGGTCCTAATGCCGTTGTTGGAAATCCTGCATAAAACTGATGATTTTTAAAATCTGTACTAAAAGCAGCCCCTAAAGGACTAGCATCATCTCCTGTAGTATGGCTACTAAAAGTACTTCCAGAATACTTTGCTGGAGTATTAACCCCATCACAAATTATAACTGCTTCAGTACCTGTAAAGGAATTTAATGTATGCCTTATTTTTGGTATCTCTATAGAAGATCTAAAAGAATGTACTCTAGTCCAACCACTTGTATTGTATTTCCAAATTGTATAATACTGACTATACTTAGCAGTTACTGAACTGCCACCTCCTGTAGCACCGCTTGTTGCTGCAGAAGTAAAAGTAACTGTATAAGTATTAGCATCAGCCACAGTTACTATTTTCATTTCTACTGAGTTTGGAGTTATACCTCCTACAGCAGAGCTACCTGAAAATGTAACATAGTTACCTACAGACAGCCCATGAGCAGTATGTGTTACTGTTATTGTTGCACTTTCATCAGTAACAACAAAAGGGTTTGCACCTAAAGAATGCGTTTTAGCAGCAGATACATCAAAATACTTAAATGTTACTGAGCTACCTCCTCCGCTACCTGCACCACTAGCGTTAGACGTAAATGCAACTGTATAACTATTAGCATCAACAACAGAAGCAACTGTCATTTCTACATCGTTTGGCGTTATTCCGTTTACAGCAGATGAACCCGAAAAAATAACTCTGTCGCTTACTGCTAATCCATGACTAGTATGAGCTACGGTTATAGTTGCACTGCCACTACTAGTAGTAAAAGGATTAGATCCTAAAGATCCAGTATAATCGCCATCATTGCGTCTACAGGCATATGGAGTACCATCAAGTATCCATAATCCCACAACTTCTCCAATACCCGAAACAGTTCCATAAGTAGAGTCATATGAAGTATATCCGCTAATTCTTCGGTATCCACCAAATTGAGATATCTCCATATTTAACATACGAAGTGCAGCACCTGGATTAGAACCTGCTAATGCTAAAGCATCTTCATTAGTAAATAACCCTCCTCTGGAAAGTACTGTAACGTCTTTTAATGCGTCTGTCATTAGAATGAACCATGTGGTACTGCTATTAATCTCCCCACTCTTGTATCTCTAACATCTGTAAACCTATTAACGAGAAGGGTACGCATACGCTCTACACCTTCCTCAAATTTCTGTTTTGTAATTGCTGCCTGTTGAGCATTATCACGAAACATATAGGTATGGTACAATGCACCATCTATAACAACGTGTTTAAATTGATCAGGAACAGACATTGTATCTGTAGATGCTGAAAGATCAGTTGAAAACGCAAAGTAATTATAATTTACTGTATACGCTTTATCGGGTAATGGTGTAAACCCTGCTTTGTTTGAAAGTGTTCTATAGATGTGAACAGGAGTGGTATAATCAGAAGATGTTGCATTACCATCCCTTTCATAAAATCTATCTAAAAATGTATCGTAGTTTATTAGTCGTAGTGTTCTTGCATCTGCGTTTATATCATCATCTTTAGCAATGCGAAAACTATCCCAATCTGCTATTTTAAAATCAGAGGCGAGTGAGTACTCAGCCGTACCTGCTGTTAAAGTAAGAGAAGCAGAGGTAAAATTAAAAGGAAATTCAAATTCTTTTTGAGATACTTCTTGTAAAGAAGCATTTACAGCATCCTTAACTTGAGCGCGAAACCCTGAAGCCGTAGAAAAATCAGTAGCAGTTAGT